TTCTTGCGAGCGTGCAGCCATAAGGGCTTCAACTTGCGAACCATCTTCACGCAGTTCATCCGTGACGTACCATGCATCACCAAGATAGTCGGTAATCGTTAGCGTCACTTCACCCGATTCAATCGGAGTGTAATCGAACGGAACTTCTTCAGCACCATCCTGAATCGTAACCGTACCCACCGTTTTAATATGCAGCGTGCTACCCGAACCGAAGTCCGATACGTTACGGAAATACGATTCCGGCAACAGACCGTCATGCAGGTTACGGAGAATAAACGCCGAGTACTGTTCGCTTTCAATGAAAGCAGTAGAGTTAAAGCGATTTTGGGACATTTATTGTTGTTTTCCTATTTTCCAAAATACTTGAAATAAACCTTCGGATCGGAGAGGTCATGAACCGATGCACCTGCTGCGTGGATTTCATCAACCATTGCGCGTGCACGAGCAGCTTCCTGATTGAGTTCACGAGTGGTAGCACCAATACGAGACTTCTCTTTGTTACGACCAATGAAGGTTTCTTGATGAGGCTGAAATGCAGCCGTATTGACAGCACTCGGAGCAGGAGCAAATGTATTCGGCTTAGGAGCCGGTTGCTCTGAAACACCCAACGCTTTCAAAACTGCTTTGGGAGACTTAGCTGCGAATTCATTCATTTCAGCAACAGTAAGTCCAAGCTCTTGTGCAGCAGCGTTATACTTAGCTTCCGCTTCAGCACCAAACTTAGTCAGGAGTTGGGTAGCAACTTCTTTCTGATTTGCTTGGGCTCGCTCAGCAGCAGTACGCTGTTCAAGAGTCTTATTCACTAGTTCCGCAATCGCATTCGGGTCTACAGCAGGGGCAGCAGGGTTAGCTGGTGCAGCGCTTGATTGACGCGAAAGGAGTTCTTGTACAGTACGTTCGAGTTCAGCTTGCTTAGATACGTCCACTTGCACCGTTTGCACCTTATTTTCTAGTTCGGCTTTCTCAGCCTTGAGTTGTGCGATATACGATTGCGCGTGGGCGACACTCTTAAGTGCGTCCTCAACCGAGTTGTACTTTTGAACACCTTGCTCATTCACAATCATCCCAAGCAGGTTGGCGTAGGGATCAGGTGTTTGAGTAGCATTGACAGGGGGAGTGGCTGGTGTAGCCGTATTCGGATTACCAAAGATTGTGGGGTCGCTCACATCTTTCCTTATTGTTATTATTCTTATAGAAACTATTATTAATTAAGAGGCTCACTCGTTACTTACGTACTTCGTATCGCTCACTCAATCATCACGTTTCGTTCTCTCTTCATTTATCGGTTGAGAAGAGAAAAAGTTACGAAAATATTTAAAATAAATTTTGTAGTAGATTCTGACGGTAGTCAGGTAGGGATAGGCACCTTCGGTGGGCGTCCCCTACGTTTAGGTTTGGACGCGGACAGAGACTCAGCGACGTTGGTCGCTTCGCTTTCTGCCGTTGATTCATGCGTCAGAAGGCTTATTACTTCAGTCAAAGCCCTTTCATAACCTACTGCGTCAGCTTGTAGGAATGCCCAGTTTGGAATGCCGTAGGCGTCCTTACTGCGTACCTGCCTGTTACTTGCGTTAATCTTCTCATTGAGAATTGTAGTTAACTGACTGCGGAGAAAAGCGGCATGAGCAAACGTCTGCCGCATTTCATCCTTTTGTTGGTCAGTTAGGTTCTTCATCAATACTGTTTTCATTACATCTGCTTAGCGTTAGCTCTCGTTTGATCGATACTCATACGGGCCACTACGTTATCTGGTCCAGTAGGCCCACCGGAAGCAACAGGCTGCTGTTGAGGCTGTGAGCCCATCTGCGCAGCCATATTCTGTTCAGTTCCCAAGTTCTCCTGAAGCTGGTTAACCAAACGTTGCTGTTCAGCCTGTTCAAATAGCGCCTTGTACGGGCTATACAACTGGAATCGATTTAGACCCAGTACATCCTCCACCAGACGGCTTAGAGACACAGAGCTAAGGTGTGGGGCAATGGTTTGACCGATAGGGCTGTTAAATACCCCTGTGAGGTTCTGAAGAAGCTGTGCTTGTGCTGCGAAGTGTCGTGCACCGATAGGACGAAGCACACCATTAGCAGTAATGTCATCCTTGGTGATTTGAACAAACTGGGTAACACCCAAGTCGTTATCCATCACGCGAATCACATCTTCAGCATCTAGATTGCGGCGTGCCGTTTCCAGCATTGCATTGAGAAGGGGTTCGAGCATTTCAATCTCAAACGTATTAATCTTCTCTTGGAAAATACGGCCTGCTGCATTCTCAAGCTGTTGCACTTCAAAGGCAGTCTTTTCACCCGGAGTACGAACACCCATAGCCTCACGAGGAGCCCCCGCATACTGCTCCATGCGTTGTTCCAATAGGTTGATGGCATTGTCTGCTTGGATGACCCACTGAGCGTTCTTAGCAAGCTCTGTAACAGCCCCGCCTTCGTCCAGATGAATCTCTGCACCCGGAGCATAGACAAACTCCTCAACCTCACCGGAAATCACCAGAGGAGGGAGAACAGCCAAATCCATTGCATCGGCCTTCAGGTTCTCCAGATGGTCAATGCGATATTGCATGCCTACCAGATTGTCCAGTGGACCCATAGCCCAAATGTTGTCACTACGGCCACGCCAACCCACATGGTAAATAGGAGCCCCACCAAACCATGTTGGGAGAGGTTCATTCTGGATAACCCACATGCGGTCAATCACAGTCACTACCCGGCCTTGCTCAAGCTGTCCTGTAACTTCGTTGTAGATATCGCCATAGAACTGAAGGAACTCAACGTAGTTGCTGCCAAGATACTCAGAGTAATTACCAAAGCCGTCCATCAGGAAGCCTTCTGCCTTGTCCGCTTCCTCAATCCCATAGGCATTCATATGGGCTTTCATCAAGTCCCGATTTTGCAGAGCTTCCTTGAGATAAGCATTCTCAGGTTCATTCTCTGCCATTGCTACTAGCTCACCCACATTGCGAAGGCTTCTAACAATCTTCCAAGAGTCGGAAAATGAATTAGCAAGTGGATTAAAGACAATATCAAGAGGGCTAATTCTTCGCGCTTTCGGTCCGACATAATTAATCACCTTCATTCCGTTGATATCTTCTCGATAGGAAGCTTCATAGTCAACGGTAGCAAAGACGTTGCCATAATCAATGAAATCAAGCAGGAGCTTGCTCATTTCAGTACGGAAGTGGCCTTCACGAGTCTTGTTGCTCATGTAGCTCTCGATAGCCATACGCTTCGCCTTGGTGGCATCATCCTGCGTATAGGCTTCCCAACGTAGCCAGTCATCATTAGGAAATAGTGCACTCAGATAGTTTGAATGCAGGTTATCTCGAATCTGACAAAGCTTTGGAAGGGTAGTGGAGTTCTTCCAAGGGAGAGCGCTGTTTGACGTGGTTTTAGTATCTGTAGCGAAGATATAGTTGCGAAGCTCTTTCCACTCCTGAATCTTCGGATACATCTGCGTGTGATGGCGAAACCACGTCATTGCAATATACTTCGCCATACTGTCTTGTTTGAACGCTTCAGTGATGTTAATATCACCGACATTAAGGACTTTCTTAGCCATAGTTACCTAAAAGAGATTCCGCCGAAGCGAGAATTTATTGGAATAATGTTATCTCTTGCTTTGTTCAATCCACCACGACTCTTGGGCTTTACAGCGATCATTACAGCCGATGCAAGGGCATCCTTAATGTCGTCATGGGCAGGACGTGCCTGAATCAGTTGTTCCTCTAGAACGTCTGTATAGCCGCCCTTGAAGTGCCAGATATGCCCGTTCTCATAGCGATGCTCAAGGGCAGAAGCAATGCGCTCCTCCTTGGTGCCTTCTGAACGGTTAGGGCGATATTCGTCAATGGAGAGGGACAATCCCTGTTCGCGCAGCTTATCCTTCAAGTCACGAACAATCACGGTTTGAGCAACCGTCACTTCAGCCCTGAGCTTTTTGAACTCCCACTTGCTGTGGAGTCGTGCAATCTCGTCAAAGTACTTAGAGATTTTGTCAGTCTGGAATACGCTGATATCTAGGACGTAGATGAAATTGTCTGCGTCAACACCAATCACTACGATTGCTGTGTCGTCAGAGCGCTTTCCAATTGAGAATGCAAAGTCAATGGAGGCGAATACATTGAGTCGATTACCTTTGAAGTACCAATTTCCATCTGCTTGCTTGAGAAACTTTCGCTCGTAATACTGAAACTTATCTGCGGAGATTCGATTGCTACCGGGGTCATTTGGGTCATTATAGTATTGGGAATAAAATTGTGTTCTATCCGAATATTCAGCCCTAATTCGGGACAGCACTTGAGCATCAAATCCGAATGCTTTACCGTCTTTTGGTCGGATAGTTCTAGGCCAGATAAAGATTCCATCAGTTTCAACGACATGTTCTTTTATCTCCCATACTTTCCTACGCTCAACAATGAGGCCATCTTTGTCATAAACATCGTATTCTTGGGCTTTCCAAGTTGCATACACGTCGTTAGGGTGATAACGAGTGCCACAGGCAAGGGTGAAGCCACCAGCATTACGGATAGAAGTAAACTGCGAAGACTTCTTAGAAACAGATTCACGACCATCTTCAGTGTATGCATTTTCAGGAACCACCAAGTCATCTGCAATAACAATGTCTGCGTGCCAGCCAGTAGTGTTGGTAGTGAGACCTGCCGTATCAATCGTGGCATCACGAATGCCTTCAATCTTCCGTTTCTCATGGTCAATAGAGATTGTGGTGTTGCTCCACTTCTCCCGTTTGCCTTCTTGAGGGTCAATGTATTCCGGGAAGTAGCGATTGAATACCGAGGAGGACAGGATGTTCTTGATCGCGTAGAGCTGCGTTTCTGCCAAACCAGAGGTAGCAGAGACATACAGGATGGTTACTTCTGGATGACGTACAATGATCCAAGCTGCCCATGTAGCCACCATATGAGACTTCAGGTGGGCTCGTGGAAGCATGATTAGTTTGTTGGCTGTCAGTTGGTCATCAAGCCCGAACAGACTGTAATCCTGCATCCATTTGAAACACTCTTTGTGGATATCGCCATATACATATCCGGGATTCATCAACTGGGCAAAGACGTATAAATCGTCTATAGCTAGTTGCCTGAGAGCTTTGGCATCTTCAGGCATCTTCTCCAGTTTTCGTTTGGCATCAAGCAACCACTGCTCAGCCATTCTTCAATAGCCGAAGAACGTCACCACTGAACTCGTCTTGTGCACGAGATTGGAACTCTTTTTCTCGTTGCACTTCTTCCTTGCTAGGACGACCAGCACCACGAGTATCCCAACCGCGATCTGCTAACCACTTTGCAGCTTGGAAATTCCCAGTAGTTCCTTGAGCGATAAGCGCTTTGATCCCGGAGCAGCGAAGCTTATACTCAAGTTCGCTACGCCATTCATCGATATGTTTGCGGATAGCCTTGTTATCGCAAATCTTTTGCCAATGCTTCCAGCCCGAAAAAGCAGCATTTGCGAATTCGTATTCCGTAGGGTCTGCCATTTCAAGATAAATTCTCTTGATGGAATAATAAACTCTCCCGTTGTGGAAGTGGTCTTGTTCTTTAAGCGAGTAAATTGCATCTTCGTTATAGGCGAATTCAAGGAACAGACTTTGAGTTAGATACCGACCCATCGAGTCCAGCATTAGGCTCTTGTCCACCGAGAAGCTTTCTGGCTTCTTCATATCGTCCGTAGTAGTAGTCTCTTTCAATTCTCACTCCTTCTGCTTGCTGAGCGTACCCTGCAAGAAATTCTGCATCGTCTCGATAAAGTTGGGCACCTGTGCAGGAGCCGATAGTTCCGGCAATTGCACTTGATCCTGCTTTACTAGCTTCGGCTCGTGTGGCGCGCTTACGCAGGCTGCTAACGAGAGCGCTATACTGAGTGTCAACAGCTTT